AGTGCTTTATGTTTGTCGTGATCTATCTTTCCGCTACCAGAAAATATGGCTTTGTCTACAACAATGAATGGGTTATTGCCTTCCATTTCATGAAATTCATTGCCTGAACAATGTGGACACTTAAGTGCTAGTTTAGCCATAATTACACCTCACTTCCTTATACCTGAATTCGACAGGAAGTGAGGAAATACCTTTAAACAAGAAAGGAGTTAAAAACATGCTACCAATACCAATGGACATTATTCGTAAAAGTATGGAAATACCAGAGAAAATAGCTGAATTAAGTTATAAAGATGAAAGCCTAGCAATAAAATACATGAGAATTTGGGGAGAGAGGAAACAACCTATCACTATATTGTATGAAAAAATCACAAAGGAGCTAGGTTAAATGAAAAAAAGGTCAAAACGAGAGGTGAATAAAATGCTTAGCCAAAAACAAAAAGAATCAATCTGTTTTATCGACTGTTTAATATTATCGCAAGAATACCACAATCAAGGCAAATATTTTCAAGCCATAGATGCGATAGAACACGCTAAACGTTCACTTGAAGAACTTCAAAGAATAAAGGAAAGAGAACTATTGAAAGAAGCTGCTAAAGAATTGTATTTAAGAATTGAAGCACAAGACAGACTAAATGCAATAAGGAACAGATATTTATGAGTGAACGAATCGAAAATTTATTTTTCATACTTTTATTTATCGGAATGTTGGGATTTTTTTACTGGGCTTCTTATTTTATAGGAGGGTAATGTATGGAGAAAAAAATTTACAATTCATGGGCATTTAGCGATAACGCTTCAGAAAAAAGCAAAATTAACATGCAGATTTATCAAGAAATAAAAGACAAGGCCGTAATTGAATGTGCTGGTAGCGGATATGGCCATTCAAGGTACAGAGTAGTTTCTAATCCACATAATCTATCTAACTTAGAATTAGCGTTGATTTGTGATAAAGGCAACCTCTGTTTCGGCCATAGAGTACAAGGTGATTTAATTATCGTTCACACGGATTAAAAGGAGGTGTTTGCATGGATTACAGTTTCAAAGATTTATTCTTATCGACTATCATCGCTAGTTTATTAGTTTTATTGAGTTATATATTACTAGCGTAAAGAGAGGTGTAAATCATGGAACATCCAGTTATTACTCAAATTCGTAGGACAGGCTATGCAGAAAAAGAACCACAGCCATTAACGACAGATTTCTTCGGAAATCAGATTTACGAAGGTGACAGGGTTATAGATTATGACGGTGATTTGTTTTTGTGGGATGACGTTTCTAGTGATCTGACAGACTACTTAAAGCATATTGGGGCATCTGATTACGAAATAAAAAAATGACCTGCTAGTGAACAGGTCAAAAAAATAAAAAAGGATGATTAAGTTGAGTATAGCACAAAGTGAAAAAATTAAAAGCTTGGTGACAAGAGCTGAATTTATTATGACGAATAAATTAAAATTACGTGAAGACTTTGGAGCGTTGGACGTTAGTTTTAACTACTTAGAAAACATGTTAGATGTACAAATAGCCACAAATAAATTTTTGGAATTGGCTGACGGGATGGATGTAAAAATGTTCAATCGAGAATGTACAGAATTTCCATTTGAAGCTTATTTTAAAATAAATAAAATGAAAGTTTTCACTATTTTGGATGAAGATGAAAAAGCAGAATTTGACGAGGTGATTGAGTATGAATTTGTATGAGTTATCTAGTAACTACCAGCAAATACAAGCAATGATTGAGGATGGACAAGAAGGTTTGGAAGATACTTTGGAATCATTAAATGATGCCATTGAAGATAAAGCGGTTGGTTATGCAAAAATAATACGTAACCTAGAAGCGCAAATTAATGCAATAAAAGAAGAAGAAAAACGATTGTCGGATCGTAGAAAGTCATTAGAAAACAATATTAAGAGAATGAAAGTTTCTCTTGAAGAAAACATGATTAACAACAATATGAAACGGATTAAAACAGATTTATTCACTTTTAACATTCAGAAGAACCCATTAAGTGTGCAAGTTGTGAACGAGCATTTAATACCTAAAGGATACTTTGTTGAACAAGAACCGAAATTAAATAAAAAAGAAATATTACAGGATTATAAAAACGGCGTTGTTATAGATGGTGTTGAGTTTAAACAAAGTGAATCGTTAAGGATTAGGTAGGGGGTTATGTAGTGAAAATAACAAGCGCAGCCGAAATAACGGATGACAGAGCAACTTATCTACTCTATGCACCACCAGGAACAGGAAAAACGCACACAATCAATTTTTTAGAAGGAAAAACATTATATGTAGCAATTGACAAAACTCAATATCCGTTAAAAGGAAATGAAAACATCGACATCATGGACTTTGACACACATAACGCTTGGGAAGAGTGGGGCAAGTTGATCAAGTGGCTAGCGAATAACGATTTAACTAAATATGAAAACATTGTGTTTGATAATGTTTCAGAATTATTTAGATCAATGTTAGGTAATTTAGGCAGAGATGGAAAAAACAACAGAGTGCCGGAAATGAGACATTACCAACAAATTGACTTCTTTATTATAGATAGTTTGCGTTATATAAACAGTTTAAATAAGCGTGTCGTTTATCTAGCTTGGGAAATGACAGATGAATTTGTTACCGAAGCAGGACAAACTTATAACCGTTCGTTTCCAGATATAAGAAAAACTATTTTGAATAACTTTATGGGGTTATGTCAAGTGGTTGGGAAATTAGCAGTCAATAATAGGACCAAAAAAAGAGGTTTTGTTTTACAGCCAAGCAATGCGATTTTTGCAAAAAATCAACTCGATCAAAGAGAGGGTTGTTTGCAAGAGGATATATTTAAGGTTGGTTATGAGAGTAAAGTGGATGATACCGAATGACATTCATTCTCCACGACTACCAACAAAAGTTAGTCGATAAAACAAGGCAAGCCTATGCAGACGGGTATAAGTCACCATGTGTTGTAGCACCATGCGGCGCAGGTAAGAGTGTAATTATATCTGATATAGCGAGATTGACGACACAAAAGGGCAATCGTGTGTTATTCCTTGTCCACAGAAGAGAGCTTATTGAACAGATAAAAAGTACGTTCAAAAAAAACAACGTCAATCTATCACTTGTTGAATTTGGCATGGTCCAAACCATTGCTAGGCGTTTAGATAAAACCGTTAAACCTAACTTAATCATTGTAGATGAAAACCATCATGTGTTAGCTGCATCTTATCGTAAGATATTTGATCACTTTAAAGATGTTCCTAAATTGGGTTTTACAGCCACACCTATTCGATTAAACGGAAGTGGTTTAGGTGACATAAACGACATTCTCATCGAGGAAGTCGATGCAACATGGCTGATCGAAAACGGTTATCTATCGCCTTATAAATATTATGCACCAAAACTTATTGATACCGAAAAATTAAAACTTAATAGTTTAAGAGAGTTTTCTTCCACATCCATGAATGATGCTATTGATAAAAAGATTTATGGTGATGTTATTAAACACTACAAACAGTTAGCGGATGGAGAACAAGCAATCGCTTATTGTCACAGTGTTGAAGCAAGCAAACAAGTAGCAGATGAGTTTAATCAAGCGGGAATTAAAACAGCACACATTGACGGTAAAACACCTAAAACGGAACGTGACGATATTATTAATCAATTTCGTAATAAAGAAATTCAAATAATTACAAATGTTGATCTGATTGGAGAAGGTTTCGATGTGCCAGACTGTTCGACAGTCATCATGCTTAGACCTACACAGTCACTCTCTCTATATATACAACAATCAATGAGAGGTATGCGCTATCGTCCAGGAAAAACATCAATCATTATAGATCACGTTGATAATGTGCGCAGGCATGGTTTACCGGATGCAAAAAGAGAGTGGAGTTTAAAGGGTATTATCACCAGTTCAGAGAGCAAAAAAGAAGTGCCGATCAGAGAATGTACCAACTGTTTTGCGGTGTATTCTCCAAAAGAAAAATGCTGTCCAATGTGTGGACACGAACCGGAAATCAAAGAGGTGAGAGATTATGAAGTAGATGAAAACGCTGAACTAGAGGAGGTAGATGAATCAGATATAAATATCACATTGGACTTTAGGCAGCCGGAAGATTGTAAGAATATGAAAGAACTATATCAATTAGCAAAGAACAAAGGTTATAAACCGGGTTGGGCCTATTATCAAGGTAAATTATTAGGTTTTATATAGGGGGGAGTATTTTTAATGAACAATAAAACAGGCTTTGTTTACTTCATGAAAGCAATGGATGGAAATGAATTATCTCCTGTAAAAATAGGTGTAACTAAAGACATTGAAGATAGGATATCAGGCGTTCAGACCGGATGCCCATATAAAATAAAATTGATTGGTTTTATAGAGACTGAAGATTATAAAATGACTGAAAAAGTTTTACACGCTTACTACAGCGATCAAAGAACTAATGGAGAGTGGTTTTTATTAACTACAAATGAAATTAGAAGGTGTATAGCACTATTTGGTAAAACCACAACTTCAGTGTGTAGTTAAATAGAAAAACGAAATAACAAATTATACAACCAAAAGGAGAGATAAATAATGTCAGGATTTAAATTAGATTTTGATAATACGTTGCAAGGTGGTATTAAAGACGGTATTTACGAGGTTGTTATCGATCATGCGGTTGAAGATGTGACACCAAGTGGAGCAGAGTTCACTAACTTTCAAATGACGATAAGAAACGATTTAGATCAACCTCACAAAAACCAAAAAATATGGGAACGAGTATTTAAAGCGAAAGCGACTGGAAAGTACAATATGATGATGTTTAATACGATTGGTAAAGCTGCAGGTTTACAGTCCGGTAAAGTTTATAACAGTTTTGATGATTTATTAGCTGATTACGCAGGAAAACCGTTACAAGTCATGGTTAAAAACGAAACATCTGAATATAACGGGAACACTTATGAAAACTTAAATGTCAAACAATGGAATCCAACTAAGTTTCCGGATGTTCAGCATCAATGGAAAGAAAGCAATAGTAATAACAATAATCGTCCATTCGATGGAGGAGTGGATATTTCAGATGATGATATGCCGTTCTGATTTTAGGAGCTGATAACGTGTATAAGGAAATACCACAAGAACTCAAGCAACTTAAACACTGGTGTGGTTTTCGTATAGAAAATCGTAACGGTAAAGAAACTAAAGTTCCGATTAATGCTTATACAGGCGAATATGGAAAAAGTAACGATGAGGGTACATGGTCTGATTTTCAGACCGCCCTCTCATCAATAAAAAAATACAATTGTGATGGAATAGGGTTTTATTTTAAAAAACCTTACTTTGGGATTGATATTGATAATGTTAGATCAGAAATTGACCAATATTTAAAAGATGATGAAAGCGAAAATATTGTTGGTGAGTTTATAGAATTGATGGCCAGTTACTCTGAAATATCTGTAAGCGGGAATGGTGTCCATATTATCGCTAAAGGAAAGTTGCCTAAAGGGGGTAGGCGTAAAGGTAATGTAGAAGTCTACGATTCCGGAAGATTCTTTGTTATGACGGGGAACAGGTTAGGCAGATATACAGATGTCGAAGAAGATGAATTAGGTAAAATCAATTACTTACACACTAAATATATTGCCAGTAATGAAATTTCATCTACTCAAAAAAATCGAAATGAACAGGGTAACAACCTGTCAATTGACGACATCATAAACATAGCAAGCAAAAGTAAGAACGGTATACGATTCAATTTATTTATGAATGGCGGATGGGATCAATTTTATTCTAGTCAATCAGAAGCAGACTTAGCTTTTGCAAACGACTTGGCATTTTGGACAAACAGAGATTATAACAAAATGGATCAGATTTTCAGAAAGTCTTCTCTCTTTCGTGACAAATGGGATGAAAAAAGAGGTGATAGTACATACGCTGAACTTACATTGAACAAAGCAATCCAAACATGTGTAAATGTATTTAATCCGGAGCCAACAAATGACGATTTCAATTTATATGTAATAGACGAAAATAGCACTAAAAAAATTAAAACTAAGTTTTACAGTTATGACGATACAGGAAACGCTCAACGGTTTACAGATATGTTCGGTGACGTTGTAAGATATAGCTTTATTAGAAAAAACTGGTATTACTACAATGGCAAGGTATGGCAACTGGACCAAGAAGGTAAAGTAAGAAGGTTAGTTGACAAAATATTAATGAAAATGAAAAAAGAGCCTGTTTTTCAATCAGATGATGTTGATCCAGAAGATGCAAAGAAAAATCTTCAAAAACACATTAAGTATTCGAGAGGAAGTAACGGGAAAACAAATATGTTGAAAGAAAGTCAGCATTTGTTGCCAGTCAGTCCGGAAACATTCGATAAAGATAAACACCTTCTCAACGTACAAAACGGCTACATCGACCTAAAAACAGGCAATTTATACGATCATGATAAAGATAAGTTTTTCACTAAAATATCCAATGTGGAATACACAGATAAAATTGATTATCCGTTATGGTTAGATTTTTTAAATCAAATATTCGATGGTGATCAAGACTTAATTAATTATATGCAACGAGCTGTCGGTTATTCCTTGTCCGGTTCAGTTGAGGAACAAATGATGTTTATTTTATACGGTAATGGTCGTAATGGTAAGTCAGTATTTTTAGACATTATAACCGAAATGCTAGGTAACTATACAATCAATATCCAACCACAAACTTTGATGGTTAAGCCCCAATCTGGAAACGCTAACAGTGATATTGCTAGATTGCAAGGTGCTAGATTAGTTACTTCCACAGAACCGAACGATGGCATGAGGTTTGATGAAGGTTTGGTTAAGCAATTAACTGGTGGCGACAAGGTGACAGCTAGGTTTTTATACGGTGATGAATTCGATTTCTTCCCGGAATTTAAATTATGGATGGCGACGAATCATAAACCTATTATTCGTGGGACAGATGATGGTATTTGGAGACGGTTAGCAATCATTCCTTTTACTGTACAGATACCCGAACATAAAGTTGATAAAAACCTTAAATATAAATTACGCAGAGAATTAACCGCTATTTTAAATTGGGCGGTTGAAGGTTATCGAGAATGGCAGCGAATTGGATTGGCTGAACCGGAAGTAATTAAACAACAGCGTGGAGATTACCGTAAGGAAATGGACCCTGTTGAACAATTTATCGAAGAATGCTGCATCCGTAAAGATGGAGAGAGAGCAAGAGGGAGTTTGCTTTATCAAGCTTATAAGGAATGGGCGACAGATAATCATCAGTACATGATGAACCATATTAAGTTCGGCAAAGAAATGAGTAATAAGTTTCAAAAAATAACAAGTAACGGTGTTCATTATATCGGAGTTAAATTAAAGCATCCTGATAATAACCAACCATTTAAGTTAAACCTTAATTAGAATGATTATAAACAAGAAAACGCAGATTATAATAATTATTGATAAAAACAGCTTTTAAAAAAGTATTGGAAGGTTATTGGAAGGTATTCGGAAGGTTAACCTTCCAAAACAAAACATTGATATATCAATACTTTATATATTCTTTTTCTTCTTTTGGAAGGTTTGGAAGGATAAAAAGAATAAAGTTAAAAAGGGAAATAGAAAAAGAGTGTAGAGAAACTAATATGAAAATGCCTTCTATCCTTCCGATTTTAAATCTAAAAGTCACTTGAAGCCAATGCTTGCAAGGGTTATGGCAATTGGAAGGTATCCTTCCAAATAAAATTATGAGGAGATTGTGTGATGGGGAGACATAAAAATAGTGTTTATCAAGTTGGTTACAGGATGGATCATATTTTCATAAGTGAGGAACTAGCAAGCAGAAATGGGAGAAGGTTCATTTTGAAATGCGATATATGTGAAAAAGAAAAAAAGGTTTACCTTTATCAAATATCGACTGGAAATTGGAATGTATGCGAGCATGATGTTCTATGAAAGAATCAGACATCCAAAATTCTATAAGACTAGCTCTCAATCCGTATGCAGTAGTTTTCCGTGCAAATGTGGGCAAGGTCAGATTGGCAGATGGCAGATGGTTTGATACAGGTTTACCGAAAGGTCATCCGGATTTATATGGTTTCAGAAAATCAGATGGAAAAACGATTTATATAGAAGTCAAAACAAAAACAGGCAAGTTGCGTAAGGAGCAAAAGCATTTTATTGAAACGGTTAAGAAATACGGTGTTATAGCCGGAGTAGCTCGTAGTCCAGAAGATGCTATAAAGCTCGTTAAGGGGGAGTGATTATGACTAGGCGTGTCATTGAACACAAGGCAATTTCAAGTGATCGAGAAAATTTAACTGTCATAACTGTGTTTGAACCAGGTGTAAATAAAGTGCAGGCAAAAAGAGCTATCCAATATACCAAAAGACATTATGTATTGGTAAATAGTGACGGT